CTAGTGCATCAGGAAGCAATATAATTAAACTTCTACCTAATTCATCAACTGTAGCTGTAAAATCAGTTCCACGAATAGCTATATTTGCTGTAGGAGTTTTGAGTTTGATGTTTTGCTTATCTATGCGATTCAGATTACCTGTAATGAATCTAGTCGTTCCAAGTGCAAAGGTAAGAGCCATTTTGGACTTACTTGGATCAGGATCATATATGTATTCGTCAATTAGTAATTGACTATGTTCTGTAAGCTTGACAGTTGATTCATCAAGAAACTTAATAGCCATACGACCATTAGTTGTTATTGCTTCATCATTAGTTTGAATACCTAATTGTAGTTGAGCAGTATTTACTTCTGCATTTCTAACAATTTGTGCTAGACCATTTAGTTCAGATATATCTCCAATATCAGCAGGAAGTGGTTGTGCCATTAGCGTCATTTTGAATGACGCAAACAGTACCATTGTTCCCATTTGATATAATTTTAAGCCAGTCATTATCTAATGTGCTTGATTGTGTGATATTAAATGTTCTTGAACCACCTGTATGATCTAAATAAAAATACCCACCTTGATAACCACTACCTGTGAAATTTATTGTATTATCTGACCCATCAATATCAAGATAATTTGTACCTAAATCATAATTAACACTTGATGTGACTGTATTGTTAGAACCATTAATAATCCAATCTAAATCTAATGTAGATGCTATTGCACTTGTTGCTTGATTAAAAGTGAATGTATTTGAGCCACCTGTAACTTGTACATTTACATCTGATGTGTCAGCACTATAGGTGTTATTTGGATCAGTCTGCATAGTAAATGTATTTCCTGTACCAGTGAATTCAAAAAAGCCAGTATAAGAATCTGCAGTTATGTCTCCTAAAAATTTATTTGTTGAGCCGATTTGGTTTATATCTAATGTCATAGAATCACCTCTAAGACCTAAAGCTGTTAATGTACCAGCTACAGAATTTAAACCACCAATAATATTACCACTACCAGCTATTTGTTCTAAATCTATAGATGAACTATTACCTGCTGCCTGTGATACATAAATTTCGTTGTCCGATGCAACTGCAACAAAACTTATTAGGAACAACGAATATAAAAAATATTTATTCATATTTCCAATACCCTCGTTGATAACCAATATTTACTATATCTAATAATGCACTTTCTATTGCCTTTTGTAAAGCAATCGTGCCACTCTCATTCTCTGCTCTACCCATTTCTATTTCTATTAACTCTGTTCCAGCTTCAATAAATCTAAAAACATCTTGTGCAGAACCATGACTATAAATTGTTTTTGTTTTAGTTTTTTCTACAAGTATTTCACCTGTGTTTACACTTATCATTCTTAATGAGATTGTTACATTATCTGTTCTGTATATTTCTGATGTACCAATACCTAAATATCTTGCACCCATACCACCTGAAGTAAGATTAGTTTCATAAGAAACTATTGCACCTTGCATTAATACACCTGCAAAAAGCAAAGGCATTAGAGATGAATCAATCTTGTTACCATCTTCATCAACTAATTGTTCTCTAGTACTTCTAATTAGTTGCCGCTCCTTTGTGAGGTTGTCTAATCCTACCCTTTCAACAACAATCCAAAAATCACCTTCTGCTGTTTCTTTTAGTGCTTTTATTAACAGGTTTTCAGGTGCTTGTGTCAAAGCTGTGGAAAACAATGCAAACT